TGCTCAGTGACCTGCTTTACGGCTTCAATTTTGAATTCTTCAGTGAAATTTTTGGCTGACATAAACACTCCTTCATTAAGCCTCTATTATGAGGCAAAAAAGTGTCTATAAAACCCGGGTCTATTCACACCACCGAATTTCTTTGCATAGTACTCGGCGCGGTTAGTGGCAATGATTGATACCGGGACAGCCCAAACGCTCGTGTCTGGCATGGTAATGCGAAGTTCTTTTGTCGTTGCGTTGCTCATAATGCTTTCTCCTGGGCTTCAGCCCTTAACAGTCTTGACCGCTTCAGCCCATGCCTGCTCTGCGCTCATTCCGTCGCTATGGTTTTGCTTGAAATGCCTCTCAATGCGTAACTCATCAAGATAACGTTTTGAGCGCCTCTGACTCCGCGAGGGTTTAACGTGCTGCCATACATTCGGATAATTGGCGCTGTAAACCTGCCAGCGCCGGTTACTGATTTTGAAGCAGTCGCCATACCCGGAAATCGGAACGTAGAGTGTTAACCGCGCCTGCCTGTTGCTCTTACGCTTAGCCATGCTGGGACTCCTCGTAGCTTCCATACCACCAACCATCATCTTCGAGAGTAAGAGCAATGCTGATGTGTTCTTTATCGCCGGTTATTTTCTTTAGCACTAACTTTGCGAAAGAGAACGAGCCACCCGCATGAACTCGAATCCCATTTTCACAGGCCTTAACCCGCAAAACTTTATTTTCCTCATCCAGTTGCAAATCCATTTGCTTTCCGCAAAGTCCAGCGGCTCTGGTGATGTAACCCGCCCCTGATCCGGACTTGCCAAGACGCATTGTTATTGCGTGACGACCTCGATAACCGCTATTTTTGCCGATGTTAACCATCGATATAAAAGCCATCACTTCACCTCCCGGTGCTTCAGTTCATTTGCTGGCATCACTGGGCGCTCTTTCATTTGACCTCCCGCGGATCGTTGCCTTCGAATTTCGTCCCACAGAGAGGGCAGTAACTCATCATGCAAAGGTGATCTGCTTTGGTCTGGTTGGTAGCGAGTCCGCCGCCCTTGCGCTTGCGGTAATAGCGGAATTTAAAATTCATCGCTACCGGTGAATGGTCGCCACCGTTGAAGCTGTAGAGCGAATTCTCGAACCCAGAATCTTCAATCTCTCCAAGCGCATCGCCGACCTTCTCAGAAATGCGTTGCTTGAATAGCGCGGCTGTTTTTTCAAAGCAATTACAGGCCATGTTATTTACCCTCCCGCAGCTCGATGGCGAAGGCTTGCAGCCATGTAATCTGAGTACGCATAGCCTCGGCTGTAGCGCCAAATGCGTGAGTGTCAGGGTGCATGTTGGCAAGCTGCTTCAGCTTGCGTTCGATGAGTTGATCCACTCCCCGCGCTTCGATAGCGGCAATGGCGGCGTCAGTGGCTGGGGTTTCTGGCATTGCATCGGGGATAACCTCGGAGTAGACACGGCCCATAGCCGATTCCCAGCCGTGATACATAGCTTCATAGCGGTCAGTTATGCCGCGGTCCTCAAGTCCACAACCCATCCCGCAATCATGATATTCAGGCTCGTTGCCACGGTTGCAGATATACCCAAGCGTATCTTTCATCGCTGCGTTCTCCGCGATGAGCGCATTCACGATTTCAGCAGAGTAAACCGGCATTCCGTCAGTGACGTGCAGATCGGCAGATCCATCTAAAATCACGGCACCCAGTACGTGTCGGCGTAATGTCCCGATAGGTTCGATATCACTGATCATGCCGAAACCCTCTCGCCAACGTTGATCAACGCTTGGTCAAACATTTTGTGCATGTGGCAGTATTTCAGTTCTGCCGGCGAATGCAGTGGACGTGCTGCGCCTGGCCGCTTCCCGCGAGTTTTGATGGCGGCTGATGCGCTTTCTGAGTACTTAAAGAAACGCGCGTCGACACTCACCAGTTTGAATAATTTCTCACGGCCCTCGTTGGATACCTGCAGTGATGCGTACGGCGATTTTTGCATGCGGATTAACCGACGGCGGAGACTGTCGAACGTCGGCTCACAGCCAGGGTGGTGTTTTGTAATCAGGCACATAATTTTACGAGCGGTAAGTTTTTTGCCGATAATCAGATCGACAAAATCATGGATTGCGATTCTCTTGGTCATTGGGTTTGCTCCGGTTTTTACAGTTTTGATCATTGTGTTACCCCAAATTTTTTTTACGTTGGTACTCCGCATAGGCCAGTTGTGCCGGCGTTGGTCCTGGTGGTGCCTTTGGCGCTGCCAACTGACGGCGCACCGGTGGAATCGGCATTCCGCCCTCTGCTCGTTTTTCCCAGTACGCTAGTTCTCGTCCCGCCTGTTCACGCAACTCCTTTTCGGTGAATTTATAATCGATGCCCTTGCGTTTTAGCGCGATACAAATCTGGTACAGCACAGGGTGGCGCCACGGAAACGCTTCTGCGCAGTTGTAACGATAAAACTCGTTGCGCCAGCGCTTGTTTTCGGCGAGAACGTCGTCGACCGAGAGGCCCAGCACACCGCCGCCACACTCAGCGACCAGCGCCACGAATTCAGCAAAGTCTGGCGGCCAGTGATTGCCAGTCCGACATCGAGCTATACAGGCGTTGCACACCCTCTGGAGCTGGTTACTCGTCATCGAACTCACCTGCGCCTCCCAAAGATCCGAAGGTCGATTGCCATTCTTCGCATTCCAGCGGGGGCCGTAAATCTTGAACATCAGCTCCCATAGTCCCCATGCTGGCGGCTCCTGGCGGTTGCCAACGTTGCTCCCACTCAAGGTACTGTTCGGAGTACGGTCGCGGGTCACTCTGGTTGAATCGGAATTCCACATGGTTACCTCCCGTGGTTATTTCCCATGAATTATCAAACTCCCTACGCGGCCCCAGGAATGTCTGGGCCTGCAGAACAAATTCGGTACCGGTCTTCTCGCTGAGCTGACAGAAATTCTGGTACCGCCGAACACCTTCGAGCATGGCCAGCGGTGCCACGCCATCGCGCTGCCGTGCATTCCAGCATGCAAACGCCTTGTTTTTTGGGTTGCTGCCCTGCCGCCGCGGGTAGGCTTGCCAAAGTGTCTCAAACTCCGGCGGGTAATCTTGCCCTTTGGTTTTCTTGGCAGGTGGTGCAGCAGATTGATCTCCCCCACCCTCCCTCGGCGCTTGGCGAGCTTCTCCGCCATGTGCCAATAGGGTTTTATCTTTTATGATCTGTTTACTGTTTACTGCTTTCTGGAAAGGTCTTGGCAAAGACTTAGCCTTATCCTTAGCCAAAGGATTAGCCAAATCGAAAGCCTTATCGAAAGCCAAGCCCATAGCCTGAGAAACGCCGTGTGACGCGGCTTTCAATGATTCAAAAGCCTCATATTTAAGGTCGCATTCAGGCAGTAATTCGAACGCTCGCACCCACGATTTAATGACGTTTACCGACGTTGGCGGGTTGTGTTTAGCGGCGTTTGGAAGCCAAAAAACTCGGGCTTGGATGTCGGCTTTAACCATCCCTAGGGATAAGGCTTCGCCTAAGGCTAAGTCGAAGGCTTCGACGTCCCACCCCAATTCCTCAGCCAAAGCCGCGCGCCCTGCCTTGAATAATCCAGGAATAATCCCCGTGAACGGGCCTGTGAGCAGGTAAACAAACAAACTCTGTCCACTGGGCGGCAATGGGGATAACGCCCTAAAACTTGGGTCATTCCACATCGTGATTTTTACCTTACGGTAAGGCTCATTATTTGCCTTGGTCTTAGCCAAAGGATTAGCCATAGGTCTTGCCTTTACTTTTGTCTGATGTCATTACCCTAATCACCGACGCCCCATGCGGCGCCCTGGTACGTGCGGCCGGTCTGGCTTTCCCTTCACTCGCTTGTAGTGTTTGGCATGGTTCTTTGCCCAAACTAATAACTCGGCAAGGCTAATCCGCGGGTTAGTCGCCTTGTGTTCAATAGCCGCCATGGCAACAGATGTGGCTGTAGCCTCATCCAACTTTGCTTCTCGTAGCTGCGCGGTAATTTGTTTTAAAAGAAAATCTTGATTGGTCATTGGTTTATGCTCCGGTCTACTAAAAACAGCCGCTGAATACCGCCGCGGCACTGGCCATAACTGCAGCCCACCGATCCGGCGGCGCCAGCCTTACCAGCGATTCGATACCCTCACGGATTTCTTTCTCCAGCTCACGCAGCGGCGCGCCGAGTAATGCCGCCTGCTTGGCGTCCGCGCATTCCTTGATGGCGTCAGCCACCAGTTCAAACTTGGTTTTCCCCTGCTTCAACCCGTGTTTTCTGGCGATCTCAATCGGCATCACGTCGGCAATTACCGGTGCCAGCTGTAGGACATAGCCGGCGTACTTCTCTGTACGATGCGGATTGTCCAACCAGCGGAAAATGTTCTGCCTGTTGTTGCGATCAACGTCGCCCAATTGGAGGCCTTTTCCGTCACGCCGAAACCACTCATCAGTGATCAGTTTCGCAATGGTGTCCTGTGCCTTGCCTGGTAACGTCCCTTGCCACTCCTCGACGGCCAAACGCACCGCATCAGGTTTAACGCGAGTACGGTGACGCATAGAAGATTGATTTTCTGAACTCAGGTGCTGGTTACCGCCCCTGATAACATCCTGAAATGCGAATGACATGATTAGTCCTCCGCCCGCTGTGGCAGCCCATCGGAGGGGTTAGGGTAAAGATCGGGGCGTAGCTCGTGGGGAGTAACTCCAGTCACATTAAAGATCGGGAATACACGGTCATGAGGAACTACCCCGTTATAGCGATTCTTCCAGTGACTTATCGTCATGGAAGAAATGCCGAGTTGGTTAGCCAATTTCGTAGCACTTCCAGCTGCGCAAATAGCTTTTTCTAAAGCACTCATAGTTATCTCCATAGTTAGACGATTCAGATTAAACATAATGTTTATTGTAATGTCAACTTTATGAGGTTATGAGGACGTAAACTTTTGGTTTAAAATTGAGTCATGAAAGGAAAAAACCACCAGATCGAGCATCCTCAAGTAAGACGCTTGAATGAACTAATGACCCTGAAAGGTATCTCTAAGGCAGAGATGGCCAGGATTGCTGGTGTCAGCCCGCAATCGGTCAATAATTGGTTTTTGCGTGGAACGATTGGAAAAAGCTCAGCGCTAAAGTTAGCTGAAGCATTAGGGGTTTCTGTTGCGTGGCTACTTGGCGAAGATGTTGATGAAAACACTGGCCTCGGCTCAAAAGAAGCCCAAATGCTCGAGTTGTTCCGCCAACTGCCCGAGGCTGAGCAAGAGCGTATGATCGACCTCTTCCAAATGAGACTAAAAGAGCTCGACGACTACGTTGAGAAGTACCTGCGGGGCCGGTACAAGCCGGCAGGAGAATAATATATGGTAGCCGATGTAATATGCTTCGCTTACCCTTCCTTACTACGCCCTGGGATGGTCGCGGGTGGTATCTATCAGCCTGAGCCATTGATTACAGACGTAACTACGGGAAATAAATACACTTTAATCGTTACGGCTGGATTGACTCTAACAGTAGGTAAGCAGCTAACCACTGAAGTTGATATCTTATTCGAAAATGTATCTGTAATTTTCGACGAGCAAAGCGATGAAACTGGTTACTTGGAAAACCCAATTTCAGAAGTAACCGATGATTTTAAAGTGGTTTACCTCTCGTCAATGTTTGTCAGAAATGTAACTTTTCCTAAGCATGGGTGTTACACCATAAAGGTAAGCCTCTACATGACTAATGCTGAAGGTGATAAAATTTCACCGCCAATAAATCAGCATGAAAGTTACTTTTACGTTTCGTCGGTCAGCGGGAGGCGGGATGGCTCAGATGTATAGCTTCCCAAACAAATCACCATCGATTGAAAAAGAGTCTGAAGCCCCCCATACTATAAGACATGGTGATGGTAACGGTGGAGGTAGCGATATGCTCGAGCGGGTAAAAAAACTTGAAGAGAAAATGTCTTCAGTGGCCATCGACGTTGCTATCTTGAAAGATAAAGTTGCCACAAAAGAAGACATCCAATCCAGTAAAGTGGAATTGCACAAAGAGCTAAACGCTCAGACTTGGAAGATAATCGGTGCGATTGTTATCGCTATTTCGATAGCTGTGTTATCAAAATATTTCATAAAATAGTCGACTCCGAACACCCGGCCACCGAGCCGGGTTTTTTATACCCTCCCCCGATCTAACCGGCCGCCGCGCCGGTTTTTTTGTACCTGCAATCCAGTACCTCGCACCACAAATAAACATTTGGTTTATAGTTTTAGACACATAAAGTTGACACAAGAATAAACAATGTGTTTAATACGCTCATCGCAGCAACGAGTCATCAAGGCAGGATGCCCACGAAGTAGCCGCCACCGGCGCATGAAAAGGTGGATGAGGTGACAGAAACAGACGCGCAGCAGGTACAACGTTCTGACAGCCGGAAAGACGGCGAGCATAACCAATGTTCAACCACACTGTTGAGGATTAACCAATGATCAGCACAGCAATTCCACATAGCGGTAAGGCCACCAGCTTCCGCAACAAGCGCACCGGCGCAGCATGGGTGGCGCATTACGATATCCACTGCCAAGTGTATCGCTTCGAACCAACCGGCAATCTTCGTGCGATCAAGTCGCCGTTCGAATCTCGCAGCATCCCGGCATATTTCGAGCCTGCTGGAACGCACTAAAACGCAGCACTAAATAATTAACTCACTGGCTGTTTAATTCAGCCACGGGATCCCATTATCTAAATTCGGAGCATAACCATGATCAAGACCGTAGAAATTAAAATGAATCTTCTGCACAAAAACATCGTTGAAATATTAAGCGAGAGTGAAACCATTGGCTTTATCGTTAATACGGAAAACAAAGAAAAGCCACATTCTCTGGTGACCCCAACAGGGGATGATGCTGGTGACTTTGATTGCCCGAAATGTGCCATTGATGCCGCAGTGCGTACGCACTTTAACGTGGGTAGTGAGTACGCTACAGAGTTCAAAGTCAAGGGCCGCCCTTCCCCGAGAAAACTGCTCCTGCTGGCGTTACTGGCGATGCTCGCAGACGAATAATTGCTGTGTGTAGTCTTCCCCGCCGTCGCTGGCGGGGCTTTTTGAAGTTATTAAAATGTGTCCAGCGTTTCCCATCCGGGGCGTCAACTCGCCGGGCATATTTAAATAATAAAAGGAGAAGTATATGGAACAAAGATTAATTGAAGCATTAGATGGTATTCGTGATGGGGCTGATATATACGCCCGTCACATCGCCATGCAATTGCGTGAAATACAGAAACTTCACCCGGAATATATCGACATTTGCAAGCCAATGGCATACGAGGGCGACGGTAGCGACCAAGTGCCATTTTTCGGTGCTATCGCGACTCCGGCAGGTATTGAGTTTTTGAATACTGAAAATGTATTTGATTCCGAATCGGCCCGGCAAGCTCAAAAGAAATATTGCGAAGAAAAACACGCTCCGCATTTTGCGCCATTAGATGGCATTTGCTTTCGCTGCAAAAAGGATATTTACGCACGAATTGATAATGGTTTTTCCGTCACGGGGATTTCAGTTCGTCGTGCCGGTTCTCAGTTGGCCACTGGCTGCCCGCACTGCAACCGCAGTTACTGCGATTAAAACGTAAAAAGGCCCGCACAAGGCGGGCCAGTCTACCGGCTTAACGTCCCGGAGACGGGTTACCGGGGAACCACCCCCAATAACCGGAGCATAACCAATGACCAACCGAGGCGGGCCACTGATCGGCCTGCATTCTACCTAAGTTTCAGGAGAATTGCACAATGCAAAACGTATATGCCTTTTATCTCAAGGCCAAACAAAAAACCGGGAAACCTTCCCTCTTCATTTGGTTCGACGCAAAGAACGACGATCGCGCGCAGCGTGACCTTGCCAACTACATCGAAGATGCGGAGCTGGAACCGAAAGATTATTTCAAGGCCGCCCGTACCGATTACCCTGTTTATGACGATCTGCCGCCAGAGGGTGAATTTTCTGACGCCTGGTGTGACCGTTACGAACTCGCCGACGACAAACGTACTTGGCAGTTGATCCCCACGGCCGGCGAACAGCAGAAAGAGAAAGAGCAGGAGCAGGAGCAGCACAAGCCTGCAGGTGATGCAGCAGCTGCAGAAATTGACAATGGCACCGAAACCCAGCAGGTGCAAAAACCAGCCAACGAAAGTGACCTCCCCTCTCACAGTCAGGATCCGCGCGCGTACTTTTCAAAACTGAGCCAGGACGTTCGGAATACGGCTGTACTGATACACGGATTCGGTGTCATCGACAAAGTGCTGACCAAGGCGCAGATGAAGACGGTCATCACGACATCCCTCGATAAAGAACACCCCTACTACTCAACAATGCTCGATGCGTTGCGCCTGTCAGCCGTCAGTGCTATGAAGCCCGAACGCCTAGCCTCATTTGTTGCTGGCGTGGGTCGCAGATTCGAAGAAGGCGATCCGGGCGTTAACCTGACAAACGTTAGAAACTTCGTTGTCCAGCTGTTGGCGACGGATAATTTCGAAGAAACATATACCGGTGCCGTCAAGCCAGCCGAGGAACCGTTACGCACCGAGTCCGGCGCAATCCTCACCAATGGCACCGAGCCAGCTACTGGCACTCCGATCGACTCCCTGCAGATGCTGGAAACCGTTATAGGCTGCGCGCTGTACCCGTCAGATTTCGACATTTCCAACCCGCCAGGATCAATCATCCGCGCGGTTACCGAAATGAAGAAACGCAACGACAAGACGCTCAACGCTTGGAATGAACAACTCAGCAATACACCAGGTGTTTTGCAATTCTCCCGTGAGGCGATCGTTACACTAATCCGTGGTGCCGAGGAAAACCTCTATATCACCCCTGGCGCCCTGCGCACCTACATCAACGCCAATCTGATCGAGGTCGACCCGAAGGCCGTGCAACAGAAACGGGAAACCACGCAACAGAACGGAGTAGAAGCGCAACAAATTGCCTCAAATGAGGGTGAAAAAGAAGAAGTGGTGACCATTGATACTACGGTTGTCGAGTTTGAAACCGAGCGCAGAGCATGGATCCGCGGCGAAGTTGTAGCGGCATTGAGCGGCGATACTGGCGTTATGGGTGAAGATGACGTTGCTGAGCTCATGGCTGCAATCGGCGAAGGTGTATCTCACACGTACGTCGCGCGACTGCTGGCCAAAGAGATCGAACCGTGCGACCCCTTCCAACAGCTGGCCGCTGATGAAATTCATCACCTTACCTGCGACGTGCTGGAGAACTGGGTAGATGAAAAGGATCCGCGCGTTGCTTTCATCAATGGGCGCGTTGAGTTCTACCTGAAAGAAGCACGCCAGGCATTGGAGCAGGCAAGCATCGCTAACCAGCGTGTAAATGTAGAAATGGCGCAGCCGGATGCCTCAAATGAGGACGAAAAAACAGAAGTCGCGCGCCAGCATCAGTCCGGCGAACTACGCAGCATGGGTGGTGGTCAATTCGACGTGTCTACGCTATTTGCTGAGTCACCACTGGCAAACGTCACCGTTGATGAACCAGCATCAAACGATTTTCGGGAAAATGAGGATCTGACAACCGAAGGTGTTCGGGAATTCCTGGAATCGTCAACCAAAGAAGCCGATTTGTCAGGCGAAACTGCTCAATTGTCAGGTGAAAACCAACCAGTCGCAGCACTGGACGACAGCCAGCACCAGGATAAGCTGGCAGCCGTTGCGCCTGCCTACTTCGAGCCGGGCCGCTATCACGATGTACCTAACGAGGTCTACCACTCGGCCAACGGCATCAGCAGCACAATGGCGAAGGACGCGCGGATCAGTCTGATGTACTACCACGGCCGTCACGTCATCAAATCTATTCAACGTGAGCGCACTGATGCACTGACATTCGGCTCGCTGGTCCACACCCTGGCGCTCGAACCTGAAAAACTGGACGCAGAGTTTAGCGTTGAACCGCTGATCCCTGAGGGGGCATTTACCGACACAGCATCGATGCGCGCATTTATCGACAAGCACAACTCTGCACTGCCTAAACAGGCCGACGCCGACACGCTTCGGGCAGTAATCGAAAAACACAACGCCACACTGCCAGTACCGTATGCACTGGGTGGTAATGCCGACGAAATAGGACAGTTCTATGGCCTGCTGCCCGTTAAGTTTCAGCGTATTGGCGAAGACCAAAAACCTACAGCGACAGCCATGAAAGCCTGCATCAAAGAATACAACGCCACGCTGCCGGTACCGCTTAAAACCTCCGGTTCACGTGATGCACTGCTCGAGCAATTGGAAGCCATCGACCCGGCGTTCGTGGAACTGGAGCGCGCTATTCCTGCGCCGCTACCTGTGAGTGGCAGCAAAGAGGAAATGGCCACACGCATTAAAACGATTTTGCCGACGGCTATTTTTGCTGACGAACTGATCAGCGCCTGGAGAAATGCCAATGACCAGCGCCAACCGATCACCCAGCAGCAAATCCAATATGCAAAAGCAATTCAGCGCGCACTGTTTACCCATCCTTCCGCCGGACCATTGTTGCAACACCCACAGCGCGCGGTTGAAGTGAGTTATTTCGGCATTGATGAGGAAACCGGCCTCGATGTGCGAGTTCGTCCAGACCTTGAGATCGAAGCAGGTGGCCTGCGAACCGGTTTCGACCTGAAAACCGTCACGATGGGTAACGTTAAGCAAAGCGCCCTGCGCGCCCGGCTGCACCGCGAAATCATTGAAAGGGATTATCACCTGAGTGCAGGCATGTATTGCGACGTGGCGGCGTTCGATCAGTTCTTCTGGATCTTCGTCAACAAAGACGAGCACTACCACTGGATCGCCATCGTAGAGGCATCTGCTGACCTGCTTGAACTTGGACGCCTGGAGTACCGCAAGACCCTACGAGACATCAAACGGGCACAGGATACCGGCGTGTGGCCAGAGCCGATCACCGAAGAAATCGTGGACGACATTAACGACTTTGACCAGCGCCGCATGGAAGCGCTGCGCGTAGCTTAAGGAGCATACCAATGACCAACCAACTCGCACTGATCCAGAAAGACCTGGCGGAACAGCTGGCGCCGGCAAAGGCGATTTTGCCAAGCCATGTCAGCTTTGAAAAATTCACCAACGCCGCAGCAGTGGCGTTAGCAACCAATGCCGATCTGTTCGATGCCGACCGCCAGAGCGTTATCAACGCCCTTTCGTCTTGTGCAAAAGACGGCCTTATTCCAGACGGGCGCGAAGCTGCGCTCGTCGTTTACAAAACCTCACTCCCAAACGGTCAGCGGGTATGCCGTGCACAGTACATGCCAATGATCGATGGCGTAATGAAGCGCGTACGCCAATCTGGCGAGGTATCTATTATCGCCACCCGCGTATTGTACAAAAACGATAAATTCCGCGTGTGGATGGACGAGAACGGCGAACATATTTTCTATGAACCAAATATGCTCGACCGCGGCGAGATGATCGGTGCGTTCGCGTACGCAAAAATGCGCAGCGGTGAGCTGCAGTTTGAAGTGATGAATATCGAGGATATTGAAAAGGTTCGCGCCGCCAGCAAAAACAGCGACAAAGGCCCGTGGGTTAATTGGTACGAATCAATGTCCCGCAAATCCGTTATGCACCGGCTTGGCCGGCGGCTGCCGAACAACTCCGAGATCATGGAAATGCTCGAACGTGGGCAGGAAATGGTTTGGCAGAAAGAAAAAGACATCACACCTGACACTCGCGTAACCGCTGGCCAGCTGATCGAGGTTGCAGATCAGGCGCCGGAACCAGCTCCAGACGTCACAGCACCTGAAACAATGGCTGCCGATATCCGCGGTAGTATCGACAAGATCACCACCCCGGCACAGGCGACAGACCTTCGCGCCTCGGTTGAAGAATTAAAGTCACAGCTGGGGATCACGCTGTACACCGAGCTGAAAAACAAAATCGTGAAGCAGCACCACCGCCTGAACGCTATTTCAGCCCTGGGTGCGTCGATCGATGAGGCTGGCAGGAATGGTGGCACCACAAGCCAGGAACGCGCCGAATTAGGCGCCCTGCTGCACCGCTCTGAACGATTCCTTAACGCTGATGAAGTACAGCGCTATCAGCAGGCGATCGATGACCTATCTCCGGCGCAGGAGGCGACATGTTGACGCTCATAGGCTTCGTCTTATTGGTTAGCCCGTGTGGCCACGATGCCTGCGACGCGCTGCCGGTATCGGAGAGGGTTTACCCGAGCTATGACCAATGTGAGCGGTTGAAAGAAGCAATCCAATTGCGCCGGCCGCACGCCGTTCTGTACTGCGATGCAGCTTATCGACCAGAGAAATGATTTTCGAAAATCAAAACACAACGCAGGCCACGAGTAAGATCGTGGCCGGTTGTGCGTAGGAGCATAACCAATGAGTACAAAACTGACCTTAGAAGAATGGTGCAACACCATTTACCCAGGCAAAAAACCGTCTCTGCAAACACTACAGCGTTGGGCTAGGAACGGAAATTTTTACCCGGCTGCGGAAAAGGAAGGCCGGGAATATCGTCTGACACCAGGGACCATTTACATCAATCCCAAAGATTTAAATTTGGGTAGAAAAATAAGAGAAGCACGCAGCATCGAACCAGCTCGGTCGGCGTTTATGAAGAAGGTGATCAATGGCACGGCGAAGGGAGGGTTATGACATGCGCTTACCGAAAAACCTCACGTTTCGTCGCAATAGAAACGCATTTTATTGGCGCAATCCGGTCACAAAAAAGGAAATCTCCCTTGGACAGATTGCGCGTCGTGACGCCATTGCACAAGCGATCGAAGCCAACCATTACATCGAGCAAAATTACTCCCCGATTCTATTGTTGGAGAAAATTAAAGGCAGCCACGAGTACACGTTGAACTCCTGGCTAGAGCGGTACAATGTCCTTTTCAAGCGGCGAAATCTGGCCGAGAACACTTACAAGGTGCGCATCGGTCAGATCGCCACTATCAGCGAAAAGATGGGTGGCATGGTGCTATCAAAAATCACAACTCGCCACGTCGCCGAGTTCCTCGAAATTTGGATTGCTCAGGATAAAAAAACAATGGCTGCCACTATGCGTTCCGTACTGTCTGACATATTCCGTGAAGCGATTGTGGAAGGCCATATCGAGAACAACCCCGTTACACCCACGCGAGCGGCAAAGGTGGTGGTGAAGCGCGAACGATTGGAGTTGGCGCAATATATGTCAATTCGTGAAACTGCCGCCACCATGCCGCCGTGGTTCGGTCTGGCGATGGATCTCGCACTGGTCACAGGGCAACGGCGCGAGGATTTGACGCAATTCCGATTTGAGCATGTCGGAAATGGGCGGCTACAGATCGAGCTA